CGGCGGCACAGAACCGGAAGCTTCAAAAAAGAAATTACCAGATTTAACTTTATCACTGGCTAGACCTGGTGCGTCTGGTAAATTATGTACAAATAAAAATGATCTTTTACATGATAATGATAATGGGGAACGCTGTAAAATAAAATTTATGGCAACTGATTTAAATCATGGTTATTTTTTTGAAGCAAATAGAAAAGCTGCTGGCGGTGGAAGAGAAAAAGGAATAAAAGAAAGTAGTCTTGAAAGAAGAGTACAATTAAGAGATTCACAATTACAACAATTAGATAATATTAAAGTTACACTTAGAATGTATGGTGATTCATCTTTAAGGGTTGGAGAAATTATAAACTTTTATGCTCCTTCTCAAACTTTGCAAGAAGGAAAAGATCAAGAAGAGGATGTATTTTTAAGTGGTAAATATATTATAACAAAAATTAGACATGTTATTAATGCTGAAAGTTATATGATGCATGTTCAATGTAGAAAAGATGCTTGGTATTCTGATTTACCAGCATGGGATCAAGCACTTAGTGCATCCCGGAAATTAGACGGCACCAGTAAGGCTGAAGCAGCCAATAAAATGCTTGGCGTTAAAGATGCGCAGATAACGACAGATGCAACCAGCGCATCCGATACAATTACGCCCGGCGGTAGTGGGCGGTGAAACCATATGACACATAGTATAAGGATTGAAAGATAATGGAAACTGACTTTATGGGAAAAGCTGGCTTTGTTTGGGCCATCGGTGTTGTTGAGGATAGAAATGATCCTTTGTATCTAGGAAGATGCAAAGTAAGGTACTTAGGCTGGCATACTAGAGATAAACAAGAATTGCCAACATCAGTATTACCTTGGTCATTTCCTTTAATGCCAATAACATCTGCTTCACAAACACAGGTTGGTACAAGTCCTACTGGTCCTGTTCCAGGAACTTGGGTTTTATCTTTTTTTAAAGACGGTGAAGATGCCAATGATCCAATTATGTTAGGAACATTGCCTGGTCGACCTGATAGAGCATGTGATCCACGTGATGGTTTTAATGATCCTCGAACTTGGCAACCTAAACCATTTCAAATAGATGACAACGGTGCAATTATTGAAGGTTCAGTTGAATTTAAAGACGTGCCCCAATTTCCATTAAAACTGAACCGAGTTAGAGATAAGGGCGTTGAAATTACAGAACGTACTGATGATCCTGATAAACATGAAGATAAAAATATTTGGGATTTTTCTTATAACTTTCCTAATATAAGATTTTTAAATGAACCCACTACTCCTAGATTGGCTAGGGGCATAGCGGATATGTCTGCTAAAATTTTTAATAGAGTAAGACCTGGTCCTGGACCCGCATCTATAATGGTTGAAGGCGGAGCAGAGTCCCCTTTACAAAATAGAAGAGATGTAAAGATGGGCAAATTTGGTATTAGAGCAAGTGATTATGCCAGTAGACCAACTTTCATGGAACCACAGTCTGCATATGCTGCACAGTATCCCTATAATCATGTTCATCAGACTGAAAGTGGGCATGTTATAGAAATGGATGATACTCCAACTGCGGAAAGATTGTCTTGGACACATAGATCAGGCGCCTACCGAGAAATGGGACCAACAGGTGATGTTGTAGATAAAGCAACCAGAGATGCATGGTCCTGTGTTTTGAGAAACTCATATGAACAAATAGGTGGTAATAAATTTTCTTCGATAGATTATGGATATGAATTAGCTGTTGCTGCTACAGGAGGAAAAGAAGATTATTGGCTTAGGGTATGCGGTACCGGCGATGTTCATTTAGAGGCCGAAGAAGGCAATATTGAAATGTATACTAAAAACGGCGTAACTTTTATAAATGCGAAGCGAATTGAATTTAATGCTAAAGAATATATTAAAATGGCTGCTCCGAGAATCCAACAAACAAAATTTCCACGGAACAATCCAAGTTTAAATGCATCAGAAGAGGGAGAGAAATCAGGACAGGAAGTTGAGGTAGCAGGAAATCAATCGGAAAATGTTGGCGGTGCAAAAACAGTAAATGCTGGTCAAATTGGAATGAATACAATGGGACCTTTTACTACATCATGTCAAAGTGAATCAAAGAATATTTCTCATAGTTCAGAAACAACAGTTATGGGATTAAATATTCTTTTAGGTCAAGGCTCAGCCGGCTGGAGCACTCAAGTTCAAAATGGAATTATTAATTTAAGAAGTGCAGATGCCAAAGCTGGAACAGGTGGAATTTTACTTCATGTAAATGAATTACCAGTTTCGAGTCCGGGAGCAGCAACGTCATCAGCGGTTGGTTATTTGTCTATTTTACCTACTGATCCAATCTCGACAGATATTGAATTATGTTCGACATTTGGTAACATTTCTATGAAAAATAATTTCGGTGAAATAACATTAGGCGAAGCTCCTATGGGATCTGGAGCAAATATAACTCTAGAGTCAAATGGTATGGGCGGAGAGTTATTAATTAAAACACAAATGGCAGAACTAAGTTTTGATAAAACGGGTAAGATTAGTCTCAAAAATGAGGTAACTTCTTTAACGAATATCGTAAAATTTCTTTTTAAAACTCTCTTGGACCACGATCATGCACATGTGGATACTACTCCAGGAGGACCAATACAGGGCATCACATTACCAAATGCGCCGCAACCTTGGTATCCAGACGCACTTAAAGAACAAGCAACGTTAGAAGGCTTTTTCGCAGCATAACTGAAAAAATAATATGACAAAAGAACCACAGTGGCAAAAAACAGAATCATTAGTTCCTCATCCAAAACTAGTAGAATTAATGTCTAAGTTAAAACAATTAAGTGATCTCGAGACTAAAGTGATGACAGAAATTAAAATTGCGCTAGAAGATAAAGTGAAGAAAGGGGAAGATGGCACAAGCTGATCTTTGGGCTTCGACAAATTTAGGGGATTTAGGTCCTTTAAAACCCTTTTTTGAGGCGGCAGCAAAAGGTCTCCAACTTCATAAGGAGAACGCGGCATTTATTAAGTCAATTTATGAAATTAATAAGGCAATGTTATTTGCTAAGGTGGATCCATTATTTGCAGCATTAGATAAACTTTTAGAAGAAATTTTAAAACTATTAGATGATCTTAGAGGTTTAGGATTTTATTATTTACCTGTTCATTCAAAATCAATTGGTACATCGAATCAAATACAAAGAAATCCTGTTACAGGTGGATTATTGATCGGAGGTGAATATTATGCAAAAGCAGCCGAAAAGAGTCCAGGAGAATATATAAAAGCTGATCTTTTAGCTGGGGATATTCCGGCAACGGATGCGGAATCAGGTGAACAAATATATGTAAAAGATACAGCTTGGGAGGATCCACTTAATGCTAAAGATGCAGATGGTAACCCTAAAGAAGTTGATTTAACTGTAGAGAATGTCTTTGTATATGCTAACGAGAAGTTAGGTTTAACACAATTAACTCCAGGTGGTATTTTACAAACAATTGATAGATCTTTTGACGATAAAAATGATGTCCCTAAAGGTAATACAGCTTTTACAACCGATACAACACAATTATTGTCAGAAGATTATTATCTGTCAGGGCGACCAATATTTTCAAATTCTGCAACGGTAGGTGGAATTATTGTTATAATAGGGGCCCCTTCCTTTGATGTTTTTGCAGGTATTTTACAAACATTTAATAAATTTATTGACTTAGAAAGTTTCAATACTTTACTGAAAGATGTACAAAAAATATTAAATCCACCGGAAACACATACAATAAAAGTATCTTGGGTAAGTACTAAAACTATTACTGCTTCTTCTGTAAATTTAAATACCCCACCAGCACCAGATACTTCGACTGCAGTAAAAACTTATGTGGAACAAGATGATACTATGGGCCAATTTGATATTATGGACCCTAAAGAAACAGAAAAAGTTCTGAAAGCAAATGTGGGCGAAGCAGTAGCTAGAGTCACTAAAGTTATATCGACTGACAAAATGGTAATTGAAGATAGAGAAACAGTAGGCCATAAAGCAGATACCCATAATACCCCTTTAACAGAATCACAGGTTAAAAGGAATCATCAAGAAATAAAAATAGATAGAAATTTGGTTCCTTATCAAAACCAAGAATTAGAAATTGCATACCTTTCACCTGGTCAAGAATTTAAAAAAGGTGATATTGTTTATGAAGCGCTACCTGCTACTTCATCAGCAGGAACCAGTGATAAACATAACAATCCAATAGATGATCCAACAAGTGCCAAAGGTAATCCAGGTGGACAGGATAAGGAATATGTTCAAATCACTGAGGGTGAACTTATAGTCGGGAAAGTAGTAGATGAATTCTATTCAGATGCTTTACCTGAAAAACCAGATTGGAGAGGTAAAAGATTAGAAGAATTGATTCCACCTTTAGGAGCAATTTTAGATACTACTGAAACACATGTAAGAAGTATATTCGCAACTATTAAAAGCTACCAAAAAACTCTTGATCCTATTATAAAATGGTTAGATGGTAAGATGGATGAACTTCAAGCATTCAGTAAAGAAATTGAAGAAATATTAGAATTATTTGCTGTAGGTATTCCCGCAACTGGATTATATACATTATACTTAGCACCCCGATTAGGAGGAACAGCAAATTTTAGAGAGAGATTGTTATCCGCAGGAGGACCTGATAAGCCACCTGAGAATTTAAAATTTTGTGCCGGCGTTTGTTTTTTAGGTGGTGGACCAACAGGAGGACCATTAATTAAATCTATTGAAGCTTTGGCATTGGTAATTGGTTTACGACAAGAAACAGCAGAGGAAGCAAAGCGAACAGAAAAGCTTACAGCATTAGCAACTCCGGTTTTTGATGAAACAAAAACATATATGGCCGGCGATAAAATTTATTATAAAGGTGTTAATTATACCTGTTTAGTTAATTATACATCGGGTGAACTTCCTATAATAAAAAATCTGGATGATGAAGATGTGATTAATGAAGCATTTTGGAAAGGAGAAGGAGAAGCTGGAGGAGAAGATGAAGAAGTTATAATTGGGGATCCTAGAACTCCTGAAGAAATTAGAAAAGCTAAAATAGATTTTTTGAAAGATACTAAAAAGGCTTTAGGTGATATTTTAGTTAAATTAAATGGTGCTTCACCTGGTGCAGCGAGTTTAAGAAAGAAGATTATGGATGTTCCTCTTTATGGAGCAATGGATCCATTGGAATCGCCACCAGCGTTTATTACACATGGTGCAAATAAAGCTACTTATGATGGTCTTGTAGAGCTAAGAGATGTAGATATAGAAGAATTAGATTTGTTAGTTCTAAGAATCAAAGAAATGTTGATTACAATAGAAATTACAATGATTCAAGAGACACCAGATGTAGACACAGAACCTGGTAGTTTGAGATCAAAAGGTAAATCGTTACTTATTTTAAAAGGTGAATTTATAGATGAAGTTGATGATTTTGAAGGTGGACAAAGAAGAGTTAAACCAAATACAACTATTACTGTTCTGTCTCTTCTCAATCCAGCTTCTGGTCAAACAAGATCTGTAGAATATATGGCAAATACAACAGTGGCTATTCTTGATCGAGCATTTGAACCAGATATAGAAGAAGCACTACCTTATGATGTAACTTTAAGTGATAATAATGAAACTGAATATAAGTATAAGCCTGAAAATAGAGCAAATACTTCACATTATTATCACCCAGGATATAGATTACGTGAATTTGCAGCCAAGGCAAATACTATTTCAACTTATTCAGAAGTTGAAGTAAATGGTAATTATAAAGATATACCTAATCATGAAGGGGGATCACGGTTCGGTACAGCGTTCGAAGGGAAACCACGGAATGTTAATGAATATCCGCTTGGTACTATTATAGAAATAAATGGAACTGTCCCACTATCAGAAGGATTTATTGGCGGAGGCGGAGTAGAAATATTATTAGAAGAACAAGAATCTGTAGCAGAAACTTGGAATGCTATTGGTGTTTCACAAGATGATCTTTTAATTGTAACCCTTGATACAGGAACGTTTACTAAGTATATTCAGGAAGTTATTGATGATACACATATAGCAATTGATTCTGCTATTCAAGCAGGAGGTGACTCCCCGTATCAAGTCTTGTTATATCACGATGAATGGGATTTTGAGTTATCAATTGGCAAAAAACAAGTTAAGGCACAAGAAGATAAGATACAGGATAGTAGAAATAAATTTCTTGATTATTTGGCTGATATTAATGCTCAGGCGGATGAGGTTTATGATCACCTGGACAAATTGTCTAATGAGGGTTGGTAATATAAATAGATTGAATAAGGAACATCTATGGCACAAACACGATACACAGAAATAGAGTATGATGAAAATACCGGACAAACTATCTATTCTGATGTTGATATATCCTTTAAAGCCCATCCTGTAACAGGGGATATTATTAAAACAAAGAACGCAACTGTGATAAAACAGTCTATGCGTCAGATACTGCAGACAAGATCAAATGAAAGATTAGGTCATCCGGAAATTGGGGCAGGTGTTCAAGAATTATTATTTGAACCAATAAATCAATTAACAGAAAATAGACTCGTTAGAAAAATTGCAGACTCTTTAAGAATGCTAGAACCTCGTTGTACAATAAGGGATATAATTGTAATGGGTGAGCCAGATAGAAATACTTATAAAATAAAAATTATTTTTACGATGTTAGGGCAACAAACTGACGAAACTTTCGAAACTTTTTTGTATAGGTAAGGAATGGCAACAGATGTAGCGAAATTAAATGTTTCAGAACTGGACATGCCGGCTATCAAATCCAATATGATAGCCTTTTTAAAAAGTCAAAGTGAATTTGCAAATTTTGACTTTGCAGGCTCAGGATTGGACGTAATAATGGATATGCTAGCATATAATACTTATTATAATTCATTTTATTTAAACATGTTAGCAAATGAAATGTTTTTAGATACTGCGGAGCTTAGAAATTCTGTTGTGCAAAAAGCTAAACAGATGGGCTATACGCCTCGTTCTGTTCAAGGAACAAAAGCAATAGTAACATTGCAAATAACTCCTAGTGATCAAGCAACTACAATGGTTGTAGAAAAAGATAAAAGATTTTCTGCTACTATAGATCAGAACAAATATATTTTTACTACTGCAAATTCGTATAATGCTATAATTGGAGCCGATGGAAGATTCACTGTCACTGATGTGCAATTAAATCAAGGCATAAGATTAACTCACAAATATGCAGTTGATTATTCTAACAAAGAACAAAAATTTCTTTTACCTAATCCGCAGACTGATGTTACAACATTAGAGGTTACCGTAAAAGCTTCGCCGACTGCTACAGTTATAGATACCTATTCACTAGTGTCAGATACAGCTAAAGTAACAGCAACATCTAAAGTATATTTCTTATATGAAGAATTTGATGGTAGATTCGAAGTACAATTTGGTGATAATAAAGTAGGTTATAGACCAGCAGATGGAAGTCAAGTTATTTTAACATCAAATATTTCTGATGGAGATCTTACAAATTCAGCTGGTGTGTTTCAGGCTATTGATACAATAGGAGGATATGCAGAAGTTTCTGTAGTAACTACAACTGCTGGTTATGGTGGTGCTGTAAGAGAATCAATAGAAGAAATAAAATATGGTGCTCCTAAATTATATGAAACTCAAAATAGAGCAGTTACATTAAATGATTATAAAAGAATTGTAGAAAAAGAGTGGGTTAACGCAGAATCGGTAACATGTTGGGGTGGAGAACAAAATGATCCGCCAAGATATGGAAAAGCTTATATTGCAGTAAAACCCAAGAGTGGATTATACCTAACATCAAAAGATAAAAATGCAATTAAAAATGATATTTTATTAAGAAAAAATATGGTTTCGGTAACACCAGAGATTGTTGCTCCTGATTATCTTTATCTAAAAATTACTTCAGATGTTAGATATGACCCAAATAAAACTATTCAATCTGCAGATCAAATAGGAGCAAATATTGTTAATGTGGCTCTAAATTATAATCAAAATGAATTAGGAAAATTTGATTTAAGATTTAGGTATTCACGATTAACTACTTTAATTGATAATACAGATCCAGCTATTTTAAATAACCAAACAACTGTTCTTTTATTTAAGAGATTAGTAGTAGAGTTAGCACAAGCTTTCAACTATGCACAAAATTTTTCTAATCAATTAAAATATCCATATGTTGGTTATAAAGGAACATTGACTTCTTCAAAATTTCAATATATTAATGAAGCAACTGAGGTTACAGAAACAGGTTGTACATTAGCCGATAAAGATGGTATTATTCAAGTTGTAAAAGAAGCCGCCGGTGAAACCGCAGTTATTAATTCCAATGTTGGAACGTTAGATTATACTACAGGTAAGATGACTTTGGTATCATTTAAACCTATAACAGTTGAGGCTGTTGTAAATAATAATACAATTGAAATATATGTACAAACTAATGTATTGGATATAACACCTATAAGAGAACAAGTTATTATAGTTGAAAAGAAAGATATCCAAGTTAATATGATGTCTGATACCACATTAAGTACAGGTGATTTCCAAATGGCAACATCTGATGAAACCCCCGCGCAGGTAATTTTTGGAGCTAATACTGCATAATGGCTGATAATAGAATATCTGAAATAATACAAAATCAATTACCAGCTTTCTTTACTGAAGAAGGCAGTAACCTCCCTGTCTTCATGACAAAGTATTTTGAATTTTTAGAATCTTATCAAATAGAATATACTGATTTAGAATTAGACGAATATAATATTGTACAAGAAGATGACGATGGTGCATATTTTGTTCGAGGTACTGCTATAGATCAAAGAGAACTTGTTTATGAACCCTCAGATGGTGCAGAGTCAACTGATGCTGGTTTGCAATTTGGTCACTTCTTTCCTGTTTATGGAAATAAGGCGCCTGCTATAGCCGCTTCTGATGATGGTGTAATTTATGAATTGGAATTAGAAGAGCTAAGGGGTAATGTATTTTATATGCCGAGAAAAGGTGGAGCAAATGGTGGTAACTATGGTATAGCAATAAAAGATCCTCCTACCGCTGCATATACTGCATATACAGCCGCTTCCAGAATTGTAAAGGAAGATTCACCAGAAGATGGGAAAGCTAATACAGAAATTATAGTTGAATCGGAAAGAGGGGAAGATGCTACATTTGCTATTGGTGAAATAATTGTAGGTGCCACATCCGGTGCTCAACTTATAGTAACTGGTTATCAAAGAAAAAACGAACCTGCCGGTAAATTTTTAGAAACAGCAAATACTGCATCTCCAAAATATAATTTAGATCCACATTTATTATTCGCACGACCTATTAATGGAAGAGTCTTGATACACGGAGAATCTATTAGAGGTAAATTGACACGTGCAAAAGCTTCAGTAGGCGAAACGGATATAGATTTATTGAGAAATCCTCTTCGAGGTGCTGCCGATATAGATTTAATGACCGATGTTGATGCAGCTGATAACTACATGTTACAACAATTTAGAGAAGATTTCCTATCAAATATTCCTTTCGATGCAATTGGGGATTTAAGACAAGCAATTAAAACAGCAAGGGATATCTATAGAAGTAGAGGTACAGAAGATTCTTTTCTTTGGTTATGGAGAACAGTATATGGTTCTGATCAATTAAGTTTTATATATCCAAAAGAAAGATTGTTAAGGCCTTCTGATGGCGACTGGAGTTCATCGCAGTCGATTAAATTGTATACTGGTACCGCTATAAATCCAGATGAATTTAATAGTAAAGTTATTAAAGGTGAAGATTCTCAAGCCACAGCAACTGTTGATAATTCTATTGCATATATTGAAGGTTCAACCGCAGTAACAGAATTATATTTGACAGATTATGTTAAAGGGTATGATGCCCGTTTTGATATCTATTCTGATTTTCAACCTGGCGAAAAAATAGCAACGATTGAAGCATTTGTTGATACTGAACTTATGAACAGTCCTGATTCTTCTGATGCTGTGAAAGCAATGGCATTTCCGGCAGGTTCTTCTAGAGGAGATTGTATTGCTGTTATTGGTGAAATTACAATTGTAAGTAACGGTACAGCTTATAAAGTTAACGATGAATTGGTAATAAAAGGAGGTGCCGGACAAGGTGCAGTTGCACGTGTATCCGCGACAGCTAATGGCGCAATTGATGAGATTATTGTGGATGATGGTGGTAATGGATATATGGGCGGTGAAATGTTAATAGTTAATAGCGCTGGTACACAGGGTACCAATCATACTGGTGCTATTCGTGGAATTCTAGAAACAGGAACATTTAGAGATTCTAATTCAACAATTGATAAAGTTATTTCAACTGCTGACGGTGGTTCAGCTCCTTCTGCTATTTCTTTAAATGCATTTTCATTTTCTGTTGATGATCCAGGTGATGTAAGATATCCTGAAAATATTAATACACATTTTAGTTCAAGTAATTCAACTACTTGGGTTGCTGAGGTAATAAATCAAGATACTGAAGATGGCGGCGCAAATATTTTACTTGAAGAAGGTGATGGGTTAATTTTAATAGATAGTACAGATGGTACAGCAGACGCAGGTGATAATATTCTTTTTCATACAAAGAATTTTGAAGATGATATGCAAGCAGGCTATTATGTATATGATTCTAAAACAGGAACTAAAGGAACAATTGCAGGACCATCAGTAAACACTACATGTTTTGTTTATGTAATTGAACATGCAGGCTCCTCTAACTTTGTTGAAAATAGTTATGGTGATCTATATTATAGTGCAAACGCTACAGCAGTTCCTGGGAAATCCCAATTGTTTCAAATTTCTTCAATCAAACCAGCTAGCTATTATGAAATAGAAGAAAATCAATTAGGAGATAATACTTATTCTATTGATAGTTATTATGGAGCAACAGGATATACTTATACTTCTTTTGGTGCAATTTCAAATGTACAGGTTATAACTACTGGAATTGATTATTTAAAAGGTCCAACTTATGAAGCATCTAATCAAACTATATTAGGAAAGAAATCATATGAGTTTGAAGATCCTATTACTGGAAAAAATACTGCTGAGTTAGCTTATTTAAATTTTGCGGAAAATATTCAGGGAAAATATAGATTTGGTGAATATGTTATTGGACAGACTTCAGGCAAAAAAGCTCAAGTAGTACAACCATATGTTAATTCGACGGCGAATTCTACTGTTAGTTCAATGAAAGTGAGAGAAGTAGATACATCATTTTCTCTTGAAGATGAAAATATTATTTTAAATGGATTAGGAACATTTGAAAATAATACTTCTGATCTTTATTCTTTTTCTACTAAGGCCATCGGTGGCGCTATTGTTATAGCAACAAACGGAAATGAGTCTTGGGATGCCCAGACCGGTGATACTGGTAATAACTCTCTTTCTATTGAATCTTCAAATACAATATATGGTTCATATAGTGGCAAAATTGCTGTTAATGATCAAGTGGAAACATATGTTGGACTTAAAGGTTTAAATAATAGTGCAGGTGGGGACTATGAGAATTTATTAAATGCTGGCGACGAATATATTGCAAGAATAAGTTTTAGATCTAGTATTGTTTTATCAAGTGTTATTCTTAGATATGCATATTCCAAAACAGATGTAGCCTTTGTAAGCGATGGTGCAATAGGTGGACCAACAAATGCAGACTTATATAGTCAAATAGGGACTAATAATGCTGATCAAATTTATACATATGAAGGCAAATTTACAGCTAGTCTTACAGGTAATTATCATGCATTATATTTGTATATAAAAATGAATGCATCTTCGACATATGTATTGCATGTAGACAAATTTGAAATAATAGATGTTACAGAGCGCGGTAAAATTGAATATGAAGGATTTAATGCCGCGGATGAACCAGAATCATTTATGATTATGGAAGCATCGGAATTTGCTGCCGGTGAAACTGTTGTATCTTTAGCTGGTTCCAGAACAGCTGTATTAGCAAGTGCAAATGTAAAATCAGTTGAATCAACTGAAAATTATGGTAATAATGCTGTATTAAAATCTGGAGCTTTAAAAACTGGAGCTATTAAAGCTCTTACAATTTCACAAGCAGGTATAAACTATACTACAATTCCTACAGTTACAGCCCCAACAGGTGATAACAACGCAACATTTTCAGCTCAGCGCACAACCATAACTAATTATCCTGGAACGTTTAAAAGTAAATTAGGAATGATTAGTGATATTATCAGGGTACAGGATTCTTACTATTATCAAGATTTTTCGTATGTTTTGAGATCTGATATTCAGATTGGTACCTTTAGAGATATGGTAAGGTCTTTTGTTCATCCAGCAGGATGGGCAGTATTTGGTGAGATAGGTATTGAATTTCTTATTAGCATGTCCATTGAGGCGGAATCGGTCACTAGTAAAAAGCTTGAATTATTCGTTGATAGAACACCAGCATATGTTACAGAATATGGTCCAATTGATAAAGATATGAGAATGGGCTATAATAGAACAATGATGCCGTTTGAAAGTGAATTTGGTCAAATTGATTTTGATTGGGGCATTATTCATAATTATCATATTGAATTCTTGGATCCAAGATGCATTGGTTTTGGTCCAACGACAGATGATAAACATTTTGCATTTCACTTAGGAAGACAAGACAGTACTACCTGGTTAAATGGACTTGGATGGGACTATGAAAAGAATTACCGTGGTAATTTAGCTGGACAATTTGGAGTAGCTACACCTTGGAATAGTACTGATGCCGGCAGGGTAGAAATAACACATTGGTTCATAGAACATGATCAAACTAATGCTCTGAATGAAAGTACTAAAATTGTACCTTGGTATCCGAATGTAATCGCAGAATATATTATTCCAGGTCACTATGAAGGAAATGAATGTACAGGACATAGCGCGGGCGGTGGAGTTTCCCTACACGGTAAGGATTCACACTATAATACAGAAAATAGATTTAATCCTCAAACCTCGACTAATGCAGCTGGAGCATATGCAGGTGCACAAAGACCGCCGGAGACTTTCTGGGGTCTAGGTGGAGATGGTAATCCAAATCTAGTACGTAAAGGTGGATTTGAATATTGGCCAGAAATAGGTATATTAGGAAAATATACTTCACCAGATGGTAATGAAACAATGCCATTAGTTACCACTCATGTAAGTTATGGTGAAGAAGAAGTTGAATTGATCGGTGATGCTACTATAACTGTAATAAGTTGGAAAGAGCCTACACTGCCTATAAGAATGGCAACCGCGTCATTACCAAATTTAACTAGTGTTGATACATATGTTAAATTAGATGAGAGTAGGGTAAAAGTACAGCCATTTGATAATATGTCCATTGATAGACAAACTGTAAATTGGCCAAATGCTGCAGATCGTATAATTGCAGTAACAGTTTCAAGCACTGATTTTCTTTTTGATGGTGTAAACATTAATGATAGTGCATGGTCAAGAAAACTTATCAAGGGTGTAACATATCGTTTTAATCAAGAAGATAGTACTAATTCAGGACATCTAATAAGATTTGCAAATGTACTTGACGGTATACATGCTGCAGGATATGCAGAAGCAACAAATCAATATCCTTATACTGCGGTTGGGACTCCAGGAAGTGGCGGGGCATATGTTGATTTTAAAATTCCAGATTTTGATATAGCACATGTTGATGGTTCTGGTGTTTGGAGTAAAAACGATACAGTATGGGCTTATTGCCATAATCATTCAGATATGGGTGGTCCAGTAAAAACAGAAGAAAAGATAGTAGTTAATGGTTCCGAATGGATGCATATTAAAAAATCTCTGGGTGTTACTGCTCCAGATACTACCGGTTCCGGAATTTATAGAGATCCAACTTATGAATATGGACAGTCATATGCTAGACCAAAAGATAAGAGATTAAATAATCCATTAAGAGCTGATAATAAATTTGAAGTTGCAGTTGCAAATATCAAAGCCGGAATGGTTGTAGGATTAAGAACGGATGGAACAATACAACAGGTATATCAAACAGGGAATGTTTGTTTCCCAAGAATCAATTATGTACATTCATTATTAGGAATAGTACAGACAGATGCTATTGTTGGAGAATTTGTTGAAGTTCATGATACTGATGCAACAGAAGAAAGAGCTTATGATCTAACACCTGGTGCTGAATATTATCCTGATTATAGTAATAACGTTTATGCACGTTATGTTACTACTACTACTCCTACAATAACTTCTGCAGATAGTCTTGATAGAATTAAATTAGGAAAAGCAGCCACAAATGAATCATTAGATTTATCTTTTCCTCAATGGCAGCTATATACTTATCAAGCACATGAAGCTTTATCAGAAGGAAATGTTGTAGGCTTAATGTCTAATGGTAAGGTACAAAAAGTTTTCTGTGAAGTAGATGGAACAGCAAAACCAGTATTAGATAGTGTTCATTCCTTACTTGGCATAGTAAAAGCAGATTGTTTAGAAGGAGATTGGGTTGAAATAATAACAAAAGATCAAACTCACGAGATGGCAACATTCCTTCAAGGTGCAGAAACAACCTTTACATGGGCGACGGATACAGATCTTTATGTTGATTATAGAGATGCTACTATAAAATTAAATGTTGCTTATAGCAATCATCCACTTAATAAGATTGGAAAATCACTTGCTAGGCAACAGGGAACAGAAGAAGTAGTATTGGTAACATGTGATATACCAATACATGGGACATATTCACCTACATGGGATAAAACGAGAGCCAGTTGGCCATGGAATACTTATTGTAAAGTATCCACAACCCCACATATTGGTGACGATATGCCTGAAAAAGGTAGCATAGTACAAGAATATGCGAACCATGGTATAGAATTAGCTATACCACAGAATGAAACCCCAGTAGAAAATCTTGAATCTGGGCAGACTATATTATTTGATGATATAAATATTATACTGGAAGAAGACGATGGGATGCTTCTCGAAGATGGTGATGAATTATTAATGGAAGATGGATTATTACAATCAGATACTATCATTTTAGAATCTGATGCTGGTTCTGGAGAAGATGTAATTTTAAATGAAGATGGAACAGAACTTCTATTAGAAACATCTGGTGATGATGAAATTTCCTTTATGGGTAAATTAAAAATCGAGGATGACTATCTCTTATATGAAGACCTTATAAATACAGGTAGTGACTATAAACGTATTAATATATATAGTAGATTTGATGCTAAATATATTGTAGGTAATTATACCACGAGTAATTTTAATGTTCATGAGCGCGCGAATAAATACTTCCCGGAAGGACGTAGAGATCATGTCGCTCAACATGCAGTTTTAGAGTAATTAATTAATAACGATTGGAGTTATCGAAATGCCGGCTTTAGTAACAAACAAATTTAGAATGTTCAATGCAAAGCAGTTTCGAGAGTCTTTTGACGAAGATTCCGGAATGACAACATTTGCGAACACAGTCGCGGGCGATACATACTTAGAATCTAATATGTATCTTTTCATCGGTGGAGTCCAGAACTGGGCTAATGTAGCAGGAGCCGCGGCAGCAGACAACGACACAACACCCCCTACACCCACCGATTCAGTATCAAATACTTATTATAATCATTGGAAAGATATGATTGCAGCTAAAAAGGTTGTATCTACTGATGTGACACATTGTATTCCTAGATATAATTGGGCAAACAATACATCTTATTTTGCTTATGATAATACGCAAAATGCTATGCTTGCCAATACCTTTTATGTCATGACAGATGAATATAATGTATATAAGTGTTTAGCAAACAATAACACTGGTGGAACAAGTGTTGCAAAACCAACAGGTCAAGCAGCAACTATTGTTACACCTGGATCAGATGGATATAAGTGGAAGTATATGTACACAATTTCGGCCGCATCGGCTTTGAAATTTGTAACTACTAATTATATTCCTGTACAACAAGTACGTTATCAGAATACTGTTATGGCATCAGCCACTCAGGAAAATACCTTACAACGTGCTGTTGAAAACGCAGCTACTGATGGTGCTATTAATATCTATAGAAAAACAGCTAACGGAACAGTTGGTGGTGCTGAATATTTAATTTTTGAAACCAATACACTAGATAATGGTTTCGGAAGTGGATATTCACATACTACTACTTCCGTGCGTATTCATAGTACTGCGAGTGCATCTGATGATGTTTATATCGGTTCAGATATATTCTTTACTTCAGGAGATGCTGAAGGACAAGGCGGAACCATTACAGATTATGATGGTACTACAAAAGTAATTACTTTTGCACCAGCAGTTTCAACTGCCGCGGCACAAAGTGATAGTTTCCAAGTAGCACCCAGATTACAGATATTAGGTGATGGAAGCGGAGCAAATTGTAGGGCAAACGGAACTAATACTTCCGGTTTAACTGATGTTATAACAATTGCCGCAGGTTCTGGATACACAAATGCAGCTGTTAGTGTTTTAGCTAATAGTTCCTGGAATACAGATGATGCCACAGTTCAAGCTATTATTGAACCAAAAGGTGGCCATGGATTTGATGCCACAGAAGAATTAGGTGGATATAACGTTATGATTAACGTTAGACTTGAAAATGATGAATCCGGGGAATTTACAGTAGCCAATGATTTTAGAAAAATTGGTTTAATTTCACATCCGAACGCAGCTAACACAACCAATGATGATGATCTTGGTATACCAGCAACCATTTCATTGGGTGACCAGGCACTTAGAGTTACAGTGCAATCTTTTTCAGGTTCTGCATATTCATCAGACCAATTAGTGACAGGTTCAGTATCCGGCGCTACAGGAAGAGTAGTTGATTGGACTTCAGGAACGAGTAAGTTGAGAATGTCTCAAGTTACAAAAGGCGCAAATGCCTCAAACGGTTGGGATGGAACACCAGGTTCTTTTCAATCTAACGAAGCATTGACGGTTTCCGGAGGTGGTACAACTGCTAATACAAGTGCTATTGAAGGACCTGACTTGAAACAATACACTGGTGATATTCTATATGTTGAAAATAGATCACCAATTTCAAGGGCTAGTGACCAGATCGAAGATGTTAAATTGATAATTAACTTCTAAACAATAAGGTAATAAGTGTCAGGCGTAAAAACAAATTTTAACATTGCACCATACTATGATGATTTTGATGGAGCAAAAAGCTTTCATAGGATATTATTCAGACCTGGTTTCGCAGTTCAGGCAAGGGAACTTACCCAAATGCAAACCATCTTGCAAGAGCAAGTTACCAGGTTCGGAGATCATATCTTCAAAGAAGGTAGTAAAGTTTTTGGTGGAGATGTAACACTCAATACACAAGTTAATTCTTTAAAGTTAGAATCGGCTTTTGATGCTGCAACTGTGACCGTTGGTTCTTTTGAAGGTAAAACTATTACTGGAGGCACATCAGGTGCTAAAGGTTTAGTTATTAGAGCAGAAGCTCTTACTGTATCGGATCAACCTACTTTAATTTTTTCTAAATTAGGCGGTGGAAATTTTTTAGATGGTGAAACAATTTCCACTTTAGAAACAACACCATATCAAGCTAATACTGTTAGTTTAAGTGGTGCTTCTGGAGTGCAGTATGCTCAAAATACATCATCTATTGCAAGTATTACAGAAGGATGTTTTTATATAAGTGGATTTTTTGTTTTAAATCCTGCCCAAACTATTGCCTTAGATAAGTATAGCGGTTTTCCAACAAAAAGAGTTGGTTTAACAGTTACTGAATCTATTGTTCAAACAGATGATGATTCGTCCATTTTAGATAATGCACAGGGTACTGCTAACTATGCGGCACCGGGTGCTGATAGATTTAAAATGGCATTGACTTTAACATCTTTAGATATAGCAACAACAACTACCGCTACAGATGGAACTGTCACAACTACTTCTAGTACTTTTACAGAATATGCTGGTGAAAAATTTATAGAATTAGTTAGATTAGAATCCGGTGTTAAAGTTTCAGAAACCAAGTTTCCAATTTATGGGGAACTTGAAAAAACATTAGCCAGAAGAACATTTGATGAATCAGGCTCATATACTGTAAGACCATTTGGAATACAATTAAGAAATCATAAAGATGGAAATACTGCTTTAATCTCTGCCGGATTAGAAGCAGGTAAAGCTTATGTAAAAGGCTATGAATATGAAAATATTGCAACACAATATATTGATGTAGAAAGAGGTCGTGATACAGCAGATGTATCAGATTATATTGTTGCATCAGATTATGGCAATTCTTTGTATCTTAAAAATGTTTTAGGTACTTTCGATATATCCAAACATGAATTGGTGGATTTGCATTGTTGTCCTTCCGCTTCTGTTAATGCTATGTCAAATGATACTAATGCGTTAACAAAATACAATCAAACGAAGATGGGAACAGCAAGAATAAGATCGTTTGATTGGGAACAAGCAGATCTAACTGCATCTAATACTACACACTTTCATTCAGTATATTCATCTCGAATATATGACATACGTTTAGATAAAACTATCTCCGGTGAAGTATCTGGTGAAGGTGATGATTTAACAACTATTGGTGTTCCAGCAGCACTTACATCATATGCAAATGGAGCATATAAAGGTGCAGTAGTAACTGTTAATACCACGAATGGTACCACTGTTTCAAGTGATACAGTTTCTATTGCTGAATATATTGCTATAGGTTCACAACATACTGTTAAAGCTAATACTGCTCTATCACAAAAGGTATTATCAAATTCATCATTTACTATTTCTTTTAAATTTCAAGATTTAGGATCGATGGTTGTAAAGCACGGAAATATAAATCAATTAACTGCTGCGAACACAACTTATGTTGTAAAAACGACATCTGCAGATATTGATAAATTATCAAGATTTAATAATGATCCTGAGGGAATAGCCCAATTAACAGGCGTAAGTAAAAATACATTATTATATCAATTACCATTTTCACCTTTGGCAACTATACCCGACGGGGTTACTTATACCTATAAAACATTTCAATCAATTTCTGTGCCGATGGCAGGAACAACAACTGTATCGACATCAACCGGTTCTTTTATAGGATCAGGGTCACAGTCTGCATCAACTGCGAAAGAATTGTTTTCAGTAGCTGTTAAAACAATTGACAATGCCGCCAATCCACCGATTGATAATGTAACAGGAGAAGCATTAACTGAAGGGCAGTTATTAAATTTTGATGCATCCACAGGTAGAACAGCAACTATTGATAGTGCTACTCAAACAACATTAAATTTAAATACAAAAAGTGGCGCATATCAAGTAGAAGTACTTTCAACTATTAGAACAGCTAATGCAACACCAAGATCAAAAACGTTAACAGTTGGAAATACAACTGTTATAGCTTCAAATACAACTATTTCTAAAGGTCAAGTCCATATTGCTGAGCCTAATAAAAAGGCCGGTAAAAAAGATACCTTGATGATATCCGATGTTGTTAATATAGCTTATATAATTGATTCTGGAGACGCTGCGCAACCGGTAAGTTCAGCAATGATAACAGCACTTAAAGATGCTGCATCAACAACTGCCGTAGATGCTACTTCTAGATATGATTTAGATAACGGACAACGAGATAATTATTATGATTGGGCTTCCATTTTATTAAAGCCTGGTCAACCAGCCCCTGCTGGACAACTATTAATAATTTGTGATCATTTTAGTAATCCTGCTTTAACACCACCAATTCAAGATGCGCTTGCTGGATATTTTTCAATTGCATCATATGCCGACGTAAGTTCAAATACAGGATACCATTATGACCTACAAGGTGTTAAAAGAAAAGGATTTAATTTTTCTGCTGTTCCAAAATATACAAGTCCTACAACAGGTGAAGAAATTGAATTAAGAGATTGTATAGATTTTAGACCTACACGTTATTCTGCTAATAATGACAAAGGTTCTAATACTACAAATGATATGACATCTAATAATGAAGCGATTCCTTCTTCACAGTTGGGATCTGCTGGCGGAACACCAGACCCCGAATATACATTTCAATTTAATATTAAATACTATTTGGGCCGTAAAGATAAATTAACCCTTTCTAAAGATAGGAAGTTTAATGTACTTAAAGGTGTACCAGCATTAGAACCAGTTGCTCCTCCGGATGACGACGATTCTATGACGTTGTATACATTAACTATTCCTCCATATACTTTTAATACTCAAGATATTAAAACAAAGTATATTGATAATAGACGTTATACAATGAGAGATATTGGTAAATTAGAAAAGAGAATAGAAAATTTAGAATATTATACTGCATTATCAATGTTAGAAAAAGAAGCCGCGGCTTCATCTATTTCTGGTGGATCAACACAAGACTCGCTCTTTAATCCTGCCGGTGATAGATTTAAAAATGGTATTTTAGTAGACGGATTCAAAGGTCACGGTATTGGGGATGTTATAAACAATGATTATAGGAATTCAATTGATATTGAAAAGAATGAATTAAGACCCCCATTTAAAACTGATAACTATACTTTCCAGATGACCGATATTGGTGGTTCTAGTAATAATGTTCAATGGCATTTTCCAGCACAAGAATTAATAACATTACCTTATACAACTGCTAATTTAGTAAATCAACCATTAGCAAGTACTTATAAAGGAGTTAATCCTTTTGGTTTAGCTCAATTTACTGGTGGTATTAAAACATATCCTGATTCAGATACATGGTATGATACTGAATCCCGTCCTGAAGTATTAGTTAATATTGAAGGTGTTAATGATAATTGGCAGTTTGGAAATTATCGTGCCGGTCATGGATCACAATGGGATAATTGGACTAAAAATTGGCATGGTGAACAAATTAATCCAGAACCAGAAATAAGTGTTAAGGATGCTGGTGCCACTTCTGTTGGTATAAGAAAAGCAAATCTTATTAACAAAGGACAAACACGAAAAGGTATAACTTCAAAAAATATTCCAGATTCAATTAAAAGATCATTAGGAAATAAAGTAGCAGATATTTCCATGACATTCTGGATGAAGGCGCACTTACTTGGTTCTCAATATACACCAGATGATAATAGAATATATTTTGTAGCAAGAGGATTAAAGCCAACAACAAATGTATATGTATTTTTTGATGGGGATAATGTATCAGCAAACGTTTATCCTATGCCATTCTTAACAATTAATGGTGTTGATACATCTAAACATCTAATGTTGGGTGAAACCATATCTGAAGGTTCGAACGTCGCACAAATTATACTACCACAATTAACTACTTCAGGTGGAACCGCAACAGCATATATTAAAGTAGTTAAAGCATTAGATCTTAATGGTGATAATGCTGATTTAGATCAAACTTTTTCACCAGGTTCAACAACTATTCTTACATCTAATAGTGGTGTTTCCGGAGTTGTATCAAATAGAACTGTGCCTACAAAAGGGCATGCAGATTATATGTCGACTAATCAAGCCGGAGAATTTGCAGGTATTCTTTCTTTACCAGCAGGAGCTCACAAATCAGGTGAAAGATTATTAAGAGTTACCGATCAAGAAACAAATTCTGTTCCAGATTCAACTATGGCAGCAGAATGTACTTTCGCCGCAAGAGGTTTAATAGATGGCAGAGAACCAACTTCGATTTCAACTAGGCCTTCCGTTTCACGAAGAGAAGATGTCACTAATGAAAATGTAATAACAAGTCCTACTAGTAGAATTGAAGGTTCATCTCAGTGGATGGATCCAATGGCTCAAACATTTATTGTTAATAAGAGTAATTATCCTGAAGGAGCTTTTATTAAATCAGTAGATTTGTGGTTTAGACAAAAAGCAACAGCTAATAGTTCAACACCACAATTACCTATAACGATTCAACTTAGACCACTGATTAATGGATATCCAAGTTCAGGAACTATTATTCCGCACAGTGAAGCAGTAAAAAGACCAGAAGAAATTAATACTATAGTAACTGCTCCGGACGCTTCAAATACATCTCATTATACAACATTTGAATTTCCTGCACCAGTATATTTAACAGGTGATGAATATGCATTGGTTATTCTTTCAAATAGTTCTGAGTATCAGTTATGGACAGCTATACAAGGATTAAGTCCTTTAACTGATGCATCTATCAGTCCTAATATTAGAATACCTAAGCAACCAAATATTGAAACAATGTATTTACCAACTAATGCAGGTATGCCACAAATATCTCCAGGTGAATCATTAATGATGAGAGTTAATAGGTGTCATTTTACAACACAAAATCAAGGCAACATAATTTTGATGTCTAATACACATAGTCAAAATAGGGCCTCATCTAATGTTTATATAGATGCATATAAATTTAATACAACAGTGATGGATTTTGATAGTACAACAATTGGATTGTCATTCAAGACTACTAATACATCTGGTGGATATTCAACAACGAATTACGTAACAGGTATAAAAGATAAAAATGTCAATCTTGAAGAACGAATGATGATGCAGTCTAATACAGCAAATTGTTTTAGTGCACATATTACTATGAGATCTACCTCAAAATTTGTTTCGCCATTGATTGATACTTCAAGATTTAGTTTAACTACAATTGAAAATGATGTTGATGATGCAGCTCTTGCAAATTCGAATATATATATTATTAATGCAGGAGCAAGTTATACATCTTCAGCAGTAGCTACAGTTTCTGGCGGAAATGGAACAGGTGCAGAAATTGCATTAACATTGTCAGCCGGAACCATTACGGGCACAACAGTTACTAATGGCGGTTCGGGTTATACAGAAACCCCAACAATAACAATATCAGATACAGGACATACTGGTGCCAATTACGCAAATGTTGTTGTAAGTAGTGAGTTAGATGCTCAAGGCGGACCCATCAATGCTAAATATATTACAAGGAAAGTTAACCTTGAGGATGGTTTTGAAGCAGAAGATATTAAAGTTATCGTTCAGGCTTATAAACCAGAAAGTGCTAAAATATATGCATATGCAAAAGTTTTAAGTCCCGATGACCCCTCTGCATTTGATGATAGAGATTATATCTTATTATCACAAGAAACAGCAGCTTCTGTCCATTCTTTAAATGAAGATGATTATAAAGAATTTTTATTTAAATCACCAAATGATACAATTGATTATACTGATGATTCAGGAACTAATTATAAGAAGTTTAAAACATTTTCAATTAAGTTATGTATAACTTCTACTAGTACCTTAAAAGTTCCTAAATTGAAAGATTTAAGAGCAATAGCGTTGGATGAATAAGATACAAACCGAGGACCCTCGTTTTGTCAGGGACATACACTCAAAGGCACTTTTAGCCACAGATAAAACTGCCCTAAATAGACATAGATCAGCCCGGATTGCTGCTGAGAATGCTCTTAAAGAACGAGCCGAGCATAGGGCAGAGCTTGATAGATTAAGTAATACTGTGGATAAGATAGAAAAATTATTAATGAAAGTTTTAGAAAAGGATAAAGATGGCAGCTAATGTAGCGTTATCAGATACGTTTGATTTATGGAGAACACGTACAAATCAACTTTTGATGTACACTCAAACACAGGGTGGAAAAGACGTATTACACATTTCTAATACTACCAATTCAACATCTAATACAACAGGTGCAATTACTTCAAATGGTGGTATAGGAATTAAAGCGTCGGCAGTCATCGGTGGTGATGTACTCACACATTCAGGCTTAACGGTAACAAAAGTAACAAGTTTACAAGGTAATACCGATATTGGTGATACGAACGCAGATACTTTAACAATTACTGCGAGAGTTGATTCTGATACGATACCTTATACCGATGGCGACAAGAATTTCGGTAATAGTACATGGAGATGGGGAACAGTACATGTTAGTGGTATTGTAGGTTCAAACTCGTCTGCCTCTATTATATTGCCTTCCGGTACATCTGCTGAAAGAGCAGGCGTAACTGGCGCAATTAGATGGAATACAACTTTAAGCAGATTTGAAGGAAATACAGGAACATTATTTTATCCTTTAGCAGAACCACAGGATCAAGATGCTGATACAAAAATTACTACAGACAACGCAAGTGACGAAGATATAATTAGATTCTTTACTGGTAATGCTCTTTCGCAATCAACCGAACGAATGAATCTAGGCACATCAGGTAACCTAGCAATCGGAACTGGTTCAACTCTTGGTGATGCGATGTTACACGTTGAAGGCACAGCTAACGTCACCGGCACTGTAAACTTCACAAATAGGACTAATTTAAAGGGTAATACGCATATAGATGGAGGTGCTTGGGCTAATGTAGCTGTTGATGATTATGTTAACTTTGCAACAGAATCTATGACGTTAGATTCTAATACAGTAATTATAACAGGTAATTTAGTTGTTCAAGGAACCAGAACATATAATGATACAACTATTATGGTTTCCGAAGATAAAACAATGGTCTTTGGATTAGCAAGTAATATCTTTAGTCAATCAGATGCTAGTTCTGGTACAATTACATCTCAGAGAAATAATTCAACTGAAACACATGGATTATCTGTCGCCGATAAAGTTTTTATTACTGATGCAGGTGATTCTGGATTAACGGCAGAAGCAATATATACAGTGAATTCAGTACCGACAACATCTACACTTACATTAACAGGATATGCTGGAACTGGATCGCTTGATTTCGCGAAATGTCATACAGATGCTCAAGCAACGGGCGGTGGTATGATAATACCCGGTGCCACTGTACACAGTATATTATATAATAGTACAGATGGAAAATGGGTTGCTTCTGATGGATTGAAGAGCAATGGTGCCGCTCATTTTACAAGTACAATAGATATGGATGGTGATTTGGATATTGATGCTGCTGTAGTGCATGATGGTACAATGACTCATTCCGGCACATTTAAAACTACTGCAGGTGGAACTGCCGCCGCTAATTATATTTTAAAAAGTGGAGGCGCAACCGGAGAAAGTTCATGGGTAGCTTTTGGGATATATGATTCATCCGGAACGAGACTCGGACCGTAATATAAAGACGATGAAAACAAATGGCATCACCGTTAAAGGTTATAAATACTGGATCGGATCTCCAACAAATGACCGATACAGAAATAGACAACATGATAGTTCCGCTTGTTTTGCAGGAGTTCGCCTCTAATCAAACATATAATGTTCGAGGTAACGTAACTGCATATGCAAACAACTCTGGGAACGCCGGCGGGTTTGATAATAGACTCCGAAATGATGATGTAGGAGAACATCCTATTTCAGCTGGTAATTTTGATACAACTTCCTGGTCTATTCAACAAGAGCAATCCAACGCTGCTGGAACTACAAGTGTAGTTTATCCCACTAAATGGATTACATCTGGTGGCAAGTTACAGCAAATGACTACTGCTGAATTACAAGCTACTATTTTAGCTAGAGTTGCTAATCATTGGAAAACAACTACCTATCCCGTTGGTGGTTATTATTTTGGTACTTCTGCGCCCGATGCAGATACATGGATTTATTGTGGTGATGTTCTAACAGAAACTTATAGACAAACTGGCACAGATAGTTCAACTGATTATAAATTGTGGAGAAAAACAGGACCAACATCCACTTCTGGCTCAAGACCTGTTTATAATAGATCAGGTAATGATGGTGTCCAGGAAATGACTGATGCTGATATGAAAGAATTGGCAGCAGAATGGAGAAACTATTTATTTAATGTTGAATCTATTGGTCATTATGAAATGGTTTCTGGAGCATCGGCACCAGGAACAGGTACATGGACAGCAGCAGGAAGTTATACAGATTATTTAACGGATACAGGTAATGTAATATATTCTCAAGGTTATGAAGGAATATATTCAGCTGGATATGAAGGAATATATTCTAATCAATATGAAGGATTATATTCAGGACAATTTACCGGCATGTATTCAGGACAATTTACTGGTATATATTCGGGACAGTTTCTTGGTATATATTCGCGAGGTTATGAAGGATTCTATTCACAAGGATATTCAGGTGGTTATGAAGGTGGTTACCAAGGACCATATACAGGTACTTATGTAGCAGGGTTTATGGGCGATTATCGTGGTGATTATGAAGGAAGCTATATTCATACTTATGGATCTGGCGGAGAATCCCCTAACCCTAGAGGTTCATCTGAAGGCCCAGCATATACTGGTACATATTCAGGCACTTATTCAGGAATCTATTCCGGTATATTTTCTGGTATATTTTCTGGTGTATATTCTGGCATTTATTCAGGACAATATTCAAACCAGTATGCAGGTTTTTATTCAAACCAATATGAAGGATTATATTCACAAGGTTACCAAGGAATATACTCCGGAGGATTTGAAGGCATTTATTCAGCAGGATTCGAAGGATTTTATAGTATGTTTTATGTTGGTATGTATAGTAATCAATATACTGGAATTTATAGTAATCAATATACAGGTTTAACAGTGCTAGCATCATTAGGTTCTGCAACGTACACATTTTGGAAGAGGGTTGCGTAATGGCTACTGATGGAAGAGTGATGAGAATCTATCCACTGGGTAGTAATACAGAATTAGCCGCAACAGAAAGTGGAAAATTATATATAGGATCGGTAACTGAAACCGGTTCTGGTGCTTCTGCTAATATTGGTAAAATTACAACTATTACATCTACACCGGGAGCTGGGGTATATGATGATGTATTTGCTGCCGGTGATTATCTTATTATTAGACATCAACAATATGGAATGTTAGGTGTTGGTCAATGGATTAAAGTTGAATCTGTTTCAAGTACTGGTGCATCAGCAGAATTAACATTAGAAGATAATACCGCAGAATTTTACAAATATTTAAATTCATCCGGAGCAAGTTATACAGGACAAACTAGCGTAGGCATTACATTTGAAAAGGTAGCGGGTTGGGGTGTTAGAGAAATGACTAACGACCAAATTGATGATTCAATAGTTCCAGAAGTTTTTAATAGATGGGGATCCTATACAAAAGGAACTGCAACACATGATGATTGGAGAGGTCATGTAAAACCTTTATCTGGTACTTCTAATACATCTGGTTATGATTTATGTGGAACTGTTGGTGAAAGATATAGAGATCCAGATGTAGTAGGTGATCACCCAGTAGCAAATAATGTAACTATAACTAGCTTTTCATTAGAACAATGTGTTGGAACAAAGCCTTTTAATGGCGCGGCGGATGCAACACATGTTGATGATTTAGATAGCACTGTAGAATTTTTAGGCGCTAATACAGGTGGATCCCACGGTGATAAGGTATACGAAATATTAGACGCGGAAATGGCCGCTGGCCCTGTTATTGCTAGATGTAATGCATATTTTACTTCGTCTGCAAATACTGTTGGATCTTATCATATTGGTACTGCTGCAGGAGATTCAGATACTAGTTCTTGGCATGATGAAACATGGTATACAGATACAGTAATTGCATCTTCCGGAACAGCAAACGTTGCATATCATTTTTATAGAAAAGAATCAGGAGCGGTTAGAGGATGGTCAACTTCAAGATCTTTATCAAATGCTAATACAGAAGCAAGAGCCGCAAATTCTGTTACACATTGGACCGGTGCTAATGCCGATTATATTGCCGTAGGAAGTTATCCACGCGCAGCAACAGATGAAGTAATATACTTACCAATTTATAATCAAAGTAATAGTCAAGCTAAAGAGGCAAATACTGTTCAAGCCTATGGGCATTCAGCAGTCTTACAAGATACCGCTGATGATGCCGGTATACATTTGCACTGGATTAAACATTTAATGACAGCTGAAGCTGGTAAATATAGTTTAGTAACAGGTAATACAGCTCCAGCAACTGGCACATGGGTATTTTGTGGTAATGTATATGATATGGTTACAACAGTTGGTGATGTAATATATTCACAAGGTTATGAAGGAATTTATTCTGCAGCATATGAAGGAATATATTCAGCTGGATATGAAGGAATATATTCTACAAATTATGAAGGATTTTATTCACAAGGATTTACGGGTGCTTATGCGGGTGGATATACCGGCGCTTATGTAGGTGCTTATACTCTAACTTATGGATCTATGGATGAGACTCCGAACCCGCAGGCAAGTTCAGAAGGCCCAACATATTCCGGGACCTTTTCTGGAACTTATTCCGGGACCTTTTCTGGCATATACTCCGGAGGATTTGAAGGATTTTATTCTGCTCAATATTCTGGTTTTTATAGTGGCCAATATGGTGGAATATATTCTGGACAATATTCTGGATTTTATAGTAATCAATATACTGGAATAACGGTATTTTCAACTCTAGAAACACAAAATTATAGTCTTTGGAAAAGACACGCCTAAATAATTAATAACATATTATGAAGAGGACATATGGCAGAAACAGCAGAAGTCGCTGAAGCCACTGAACAAGAGTGGGGTCACGATACAATGATTGAAGGATTATGGCGCACTGGTGAAAAACAAGAAGTTTCCATTTTATATGAACGAGAAGATAAATCTCGATATTCCGGACAGGCAGCTGAGGGAACAAGAGAATGGAAAGATTTCTTTTTTAAATTTACTACCGACCAAGTAGACTCTTTTACAGATGCACATCGTGCTCAAAGAGAAGCCCGCGGGCCGAGGCCTGATCATGAAAAACAAATTCAAAAAAGAGAAGACAAACAAGCAGTTGAAAGAAAAAAAGCAGCTGATGAATTAGAATCTCTTTTTCGAGCAAAATTAGAAGCTTTTGAAATACCAGAAGTTAGAGACAGTGAAAATCGAGATTTAAGATCTCGTATTAGAAAATCTAAATCATTAACAGAAATTTCTGCGTTAGTTGCTTCACTCATTACTCTATCTATTATCAGGGTAACCTTAAAAGCAGAAGACCTTTTAGATGAAACATCAGAAGTAAAAGAAACTTCTGGAACAATTGAAGAAGTTGCTAATGAGGTTCCTAAGGATGAGAACTGATGAAGGTTTTTTATTAGTAGCCACTAACCATAAACCGTATCATACTGCGGCACAACAGTTAGCAGATAGTTTAAAAGAATTTGCTCCTGAACATCCAGTAATACTTTTCACAGAAGATAAATGGGTCGATTGCCCCGGAAATCATATTTTTGATGAAGTCCGTGGAGGTATGCCTAATTCTAATCGCGCAAAATTATTAGCATTAAAAGATACACCTTTCGATATTACATGTTATTTAGATTCTGATATGGTATGTGTCCATCCGGATGCACCTTTAATTTTTAAAGGTTTAAAAGATGGATATGATATGGCGTGGACTAAAATTAGAACTTATGCAGCAGCCATGGTCTGGTGGAATAAGACTAAATTAAAAGTTCCACATGGAGGAATGTGTTTATATAGAAAATCAGATAAAATGATTTCTTTTATGGATGAATGGTGGGAAAATTGGAATTGGAAAAAGAATCAAGTTGCAGAGTGGGACGAAAGATGGAATGGCAAATATCCTTATTGGGAAACCAGAGGATGGGATCAGTTTCCTTTACATTTAATGATGGGTGTTATTAGACAGGATGATCCATGGTATAGACCTGATATAAAATGGCATTGGGTATATGGTGGAGATCCACCCTGTACACCTGAAACAGATGATTGGAATGATGGAAGTGATTCAAGATGGAATTGGATTATTGGTTATCATTTTGATAGAGAAAATATGAAACCAGAAGATATAGTATTTCGTGATTATTCGTGTTTATTATTTAAAAGTCAATATCAAAACGGAAGGGCATGAAACATACAGAACATATTGCTAATTTTTGTAGTGATCAAGGTGTTTTAGATATTTTAGAAGAAATTGGGGAATATTTAGATAGTATAGATTTGAAAGGTTTAAAACCCCGCGAAGGTCGTCAAAATCGGATTGAATGGAAAACTGCTGTTTCAGATAATTATTTAAGTACATTTAGAAAAACAGTTAGGCCAGGACCTCCTTGGCATCAAAAAATAGTAGATCTTCTATTAGATCTAAATCAAAGAAATCGTAATACAAAAATGGCAGATCTTGCTACTTCTTTAGGATCAAGAATAACAGGAAGAAAACAAGCTCTTAGTGCAATATATCCTCCCGGCGGTTATTTGAGCTGGCATCATAACGCAGATGTTCCAGGAAGAAATATAATATTTACTTGGTCTAAAACAGGTGAAGGGCTCTTTAGATATAAGAACTATACTAAGGGTTATAATTTTGATATTCCAGATTATAAAGGTTGGAATGTAAAATCCTTTGATTGGTTCAGTCATGGTGAATCTGAAAAAGAAGGTTATAGTTGGCATTGTGCAGGCACAGAATGTTTAAGAGCAACTCTTGCTTTTGTAATTCATAGTAATCGAATGTCCGATGAAATGTTAGAAGATGATTTTAATTTAACACCTTGGAGTCCCGGTTGTTTTATAGGTGATACTGATTTAAAATATGAATCTAAATGGTGGGAGAATACTAAAGATAGTATTATCAATTATGAATTAAGTGACGACTTAATTGATGAGCTTGATAAAAGTCCTTCAGGTGTAAAATATGGTCCTCGATAAGAAACCTCCTTATATAAGACTTCAAAGTGGATGGTTTGAAAAGAATAAAGATAAGATTATTAAAGAATTTGAATCTTTAGTTGAAGAAGGAACAACTGTAGGTGGAAATAAAAACGAAAAAAGAAAATCAGATGTTCATCTTTTTGATATTTGGAGATTAGAATTATCCGATTTTAAAAAAGTTATTATTTTTAAAGTTAAAGAGATATTTACTACAGAAAATAAAAACTATGGGTTTGATTTAGATTATTCTACTATAAATGTTCAATTTACTAGATATCAAAAAGATGATTTTTATGAATGGCATTCAGATGATGATATGCTTAATACACATATAAAAACACATAGTATAAGAAAATTAAGTATGTCAATACCTTTAAACGTTGGTGAATATGAAGGTGGTGAGATTGAAATTAAATTATCACCAAATGATAACGCCAGAATAAGAAAAATACCTGCAGAATCTGGAAATGTAATAGTATTCCCTAGTTTTTTGGAGCATAGAGTCCTCCCGGTAATCTCAAATACTCGGTATTCTTTAGTTGCGTGGATCTCAGGACCTCCATGGAGATAAATACAATATATGTAGACAGAAAATGTATTGTAGGATATGAACCATGGCAAAACCGCAAACCCGCGAACAATTAAAACAATACTGCCTCAGAAGCTTAGGTCATCCAGTTATAGAAGTTAATGTTGATGACGATCAATTAGAAGATCGTATTGACGAAGCTATACAAATCTGGAACGACTATCATTATGATGGGTCAGAAAAAATTTATTTAAAACATCAAGTTACATCAGATGATATTACTAACGAGTATATTACCGTTGGAGAATCAACTATAAGTATAATCAAAATACATCCTATTGATTCAACAACAGGAAATATTAATATGTTTGATGTAAGATATCAATTAAGATTAAATGATATATTTGATTTGAGTAAGCAGCAACTTTCAGGATATACTATGGCTATGCAACACTTGAGCTTAATAGAAAATTTATTTAATCAATCGCCTTCATTTAGATTTAATAGACATACAGATAAAGTTTATATTGATGTTGATTGGGATAAGGAATTAGTTGTTGGTAAATACTTATTATTTGAATGTTATAAAACTGTAGACCCGGAAGAATTAAGTGATGCATATAATGATCTTTGGCTAAAAAAATATATATCTTCATTATTTAAAAGACAATGGGGATCTAATCTATTAAAATATGAGGGTATGCAATTACCTGGTGGCACTACATTAAATGGCCGACAAATTTTTGATGATGCAACAACTGAATTACAAATGTTGGATGATGAAATATATACTAAGTATCAATTACCTGACGACTTTATGGTAGGATAAAATGGAAAAATTTAAAACCTTTATAGAGAAACCTGAATTCTGTAATGTGCCCGGTGGCGTTAAAAGTCCTGCTCTTGCAGCAAGGTGTTCAGAACCAGAAAAGAAAAAACCGGAACCTCAATCAGCTGATATTAGATCAAAAGCTTTGAAGGATAAAAAAGATAAGTGGAAAAAATTAGGTTTATCTACTCAAGAACAAGCTGAATTAATTGCAAAATATACCAAACATTCGGAAATTGCTGGATGAAAACGTTTCAAGAATATATTGATGAAGATATCAATTTGCCCATAGAAGTTGGAGATATTGTTCTCGGTGGGAAATTTAAAAATAGAAGAATAGAAGTAAAAGATATCGGAAAAAATGAAAAGGGTGATATTACTATTAATGGAAAATCAATTCTCAGGATCAGAATAACAGACGAAAAGGCTGACGATGCCGACGAGTAATTATTTTCAAAAATTTGATCATAATAATGAACAAAATCTTCTTCAAGATTTAATGGTGGAGTCTATTCAAATTTTTGGGCACGATGTATCTTATTTACCTAGAACAAAAAATAACGTAGATAACATATATGGTGAAGATCCAACTTCATCTTTTGAATCAGCTTATCCTGTAGAAATGTATATTAAAAATACTGACGGATTTGAAGGTGAAGGTGCATTTGTTGGTAGATTTGGATTAGAAATCAGAGAACAAATAACATTTACTGTTGCAAGACGTACTTGGGATGGACAAGGAATATCTGATAGACCTTTAGAAGGCGATTTAATTTGGATGCCTCTAACAAGTAAGTTATTTGAAATACAATTTGTTGAGCACCAGGCTGTCTTTTATCAAATGGGAAAACTTCCTGTTTATGATTTATCTTGTGAATTGTTTGAGTATAGTGATGAAGATATTGATACAGGTATAGCAGCAATAGATAAAGTAGAAGTTGAAAATGCTTATTCAGTAGAATATGTATATTCCGCTAATTCGGGTGTTTTTACAACTGATGAAACTGTTACAGGAGCTCTTTCGGGCGCAACAGCAGAAGTATTACAAACATCAACTTCAGGTGAAGATAGTATTATAAGGTTAACAAATATTGTTGGTACTTTTAGTGCAACGGAACAAATTACAGGTGGAACTTCAGGCACAACAGCTAATTTGGGTGCAACTGCAACAGAGT